CCATCTCTCTGAACGCCAGCAATATCACCAGCCTTACGACCCGGATGTCCACCGCCGAGTCTTCACTGACCGTTCAAGCGGGGCAGATCGCGACCAAAGCCAGCCAGACCACGGTCGATACCCTGGCGGACAACGCCACCTATTATGACGGCAAAGCGATCCCGGCATGGGTAAAGGGCGATCACTGGATTGTCAGTTCCGTCAGCGGTGACCGGGCAGTCATCGACAAGAATGTGTCCGGCAAAAATTCCATCTGCAGCCCGGTCAACACAAAGTTCCTGACCGTAGTCGGTGCGGCAACCCCTGTGCAGCCCCTGGCGTTTCAACCCTACATGGTCAAGGTGACGGCGGACGCGCTGAACATCCGCAAAGGCCCCGGCACCAACAACGCCGTGGTCGGAACCATCCGCGACAAGGGAACATACACCATCGTGGAGGAAGCCGACGGCCCCGGCGCGGCCAAGTGGGGCAAGCTCAAATCAGGGCTTGGCTGGGTGAGCCTTGAATTTTGCCGCAAAGTATAGTCCCGCTCACAAAAGAATAGGTACATTCAAAAATCCCGCCGGGCGTTTTTTGCTTGGCGGGATTTTTTTGCTTTCAACTACCCGATTTTGCCCTCTGCCGTGGCTATATAGTGGAGGTGATTTTCTATATGACTAACGCTCAAAAAGAACAAGTCAAGACCATGCGTAATAAAGGCGAGAGTTATGCCGCTATAGCCGAAATGCTCGGCGCCCCTTTGAATACAATCAAATCATATTGTCTGCGGAATAATCTCGGCAGCGACGCGATGACAAAAGCATTATGCGAACAATGCAAAAAGCAGATGGCATATTCCAATCGGCCGTCCCGGCGCTTCTGTTCTGATATTTGCCGCATGGCATGGTGGCATGAGCACCCTAAAAAACTCAAACAAAAAGCAGTATATCATTTTATTTGCCCCGTTTGCCATAAGGAATTTTCAGTTTACGGTAACGCCAAGCGAAAATACTGCTCCCGCAAGTGTTACGGCAAGAGCAAGGCGGTGGCGAAATGAATAAGCAGGAAGCGATTATGCACTACAAGGCGGCGGTGGCGGTGTTCAAACAGTGGCTTGCGGCAGACATTATCACGGAAGAGGAATTCGCCATAATTAACACAAAAACAGCCGAGGATTACGGGATAAATTCTACGAGCATATTCTTCGAAAATTGTTGAAATCCGAAAAATACAACTTGCTATTTTATCAATAGTACGGGAACATGAACGTGCGAAAGGAGGGCTCTACCCTATGAAAATCAAGAATGTAACGCCTGCGGCGCCACCGTCGAAACGAAAAAACGTAGCCGCTTACGCACGGGTGTCCTGCGGCACGGAGGAGATGCTCCACAGTCTGGCGGCACAGATCAGCGCGTACAGCGAACTGATACAAAGCAATCCAGACTGGAACTACTGTGGCGTGTATGCGGACGAAGCCCTGACGGGCACAAAAGACAGCCGCCCCGAATTTCAACGGCTGGTCGCCGACTGCAGGGCAGGGCTGATTCATATGGTGATAACGAAATCCATCAGCCGCTTTGCAAGGAACACGGTGACCTTGCTGGAAACGGTGCGGGAACTTAAGGAACTGGGCATTGACGTGTTTTTCGAGGAGCAGAAAATACACAGCCTTTCCTGCGAAGGAGAGCTCATGCTGACCATTCTCGCCGGGTACGCCCAGGAGGAGAGCCGGTCTTGCTCGGAGAACGTAAAGTGGCGGGTTCGTAAGGATTTTGAGCAGGGCAAACCGAACACGGGTAAAATGCTGGGTTATCGGCTCAAAGACGGCAAGCTGGAAATCGTCCCCGAAGAAGCTGAAATCGTCAGGCAGATTTTTGCCGACTACCTCAGCGGCATGGGAACGCTCGCCATCAAGAAAAAGCTGGCGGGACAAGGCATAACCTTAAGTCAGACCGGGATTTCATGTATTCTTCGTAACGAAAAGCACAAAGGTTGCCTACTGTTGCAGAAAACGCTATCCACCGACCACATTTCCAAAAAGCAAATCCGTAACGACGGCCGCTTACCGCAATTCTATGTAACGGACGCCCACGAGTCGATTGTCAGTGAGGAAATTTTCGAGGCGGTTCAAGCGGAGATTGCACGGCGGGCGAAAAAGCATAACAGCGGCAATTTCCCCGTCCGGCAGTACCCTTACACTGGGATGATACGCTGCGGAAAATGCGGAGCCGCCTATCGCCGCAAACACGCTGCCGCCGGAAGCAAGTATGAAAAGATTGTGTGGATTTGCGCCACATTCAACACCCTCGGCAAATCCGAATGCGACAGCCAGCAGATACCCGAAGACATCCTCATGGAAAAGGTCGCCGAGGTCGGCGGGCTGGATAAGATGAAAGAAATAATCGTCCCCGGACATAACCGTCTTATATTTAATATGAAAGACTGCTCGACCATGGAAACCGAATGGCGGCACCGCTCACGCAGCGAAAGCTGGACGGAGGAAATGAAACGGCAAGCTGCCGAAAATGCCAGAAAAGGAGGTTTGCGGAATGGCTAACATCACCATGATACCGGCGAAAAAAACGATGTATGAATCAGCCGGGCAAGCGTCAAATCCTTTCGGTAAGCGTCGCACAGCCGGGTACGCCCGAGTAAGCACAGATAAAGAAGAGCAAGAGAACAGCTTTGAAGCCCAGGTCAAGTATTACACAAACTACATCATGGAACGACCCGAATTAGAGTTTGTTTCCGTGTATACGGACGATGGAATTTCGGCAACGTCAACGGCCAAGCGGGACGGCTTCAATTCTATGATTTCCGACGCGCTGGCCGGCAAGTTCAGCCTTATCGTTACAAAATCAGTTTCGAGGTTTGCGCGCAACACGGTTGACAGCCTTTCCACCATACGAAAACTCAAAGAACACGGCGTGGAGGTTTTCTTCGAGAAAGAGCAAATTTGGACATTTGACGGCAAAGGAGAACTGCTCATAACTATTATGTCGAGCCTCGCGCAAGAAGAGAGTAGAAACATATCCGAGAACACGACTTGGGGGCAACGGAGGCGAATGCAGGAAGGCAGAGTGTCGATGGCATACGGTCAGTTCCTCGGCTATGAAAAAGGCGAAGACGGCAAGCCTGTGATTGTGGAAGACGAGGCCACAATTGTCCGATTAATATATAGTTTGTTTGTTGAAGGAAAAACGCCATCGGCGATTGGAAAGTATCTTATGAGCCACGGCATTCCCTCGCCGGGCGGCAAGGGAACGTGGCAGACCTCGGTTGTGCGTTCCATTTTAGAGAACGAAAAATATGCGGGAAATGCCTTGCTGCAAAAGGGTTTCACGGTGGATTTCCTCACAAAGGCTCGAAAGAAAAACGAAGGCGAGATACCGCAGTTTTTTGTAGAAGACAGCCATCCAGCCATTATTTCAGTTGATGAATGGGAGTATGTTCAAGCAGAACTGGAACGGCGAAATTCCCTCGGCAGACCGATGAGTTGCCATAGCCCCTTTGCAACGCGGCTCGTCTGCGGCTCCTGTTCCGGCTGGTATGGCAAAAAAGTGTGGAGTTCGTATAAAGAAGATAAAACCCGCCGCCGCGAAGTATGGCAGTGCAATGATAAATACGCCCGGCTCGGCAATCCCGGCAAGGGCTGTAAAACCCCTGTTCTTACCGAAAACGAAATCAAATCGCGGTTCTTGGCCGTGTGGAACGGAATGGCCGGCAACAAAGATAAACTCATAATTTCCTGTAAAAATGCTAAAGTTCTCATTTGTGACTGCAAAACTATCAACACGGAGATTTCGGAGTTGGAGCGCGAGGTAGAGGTTGTCAACGAACTTTCCAGAAAAGCTATTGTTGAAAATGCCCGTGTCGCTCAAAATCAATCTGAATTCAAAGAGCGCAATGACAGCTACATTGAACGTTTGCGGCACGCTCATGAGCGTATTGAGGTGCTTGAAAAAGAAAAACACTACCGGCAACATAAGGCGCGAATCTTAGGAAAATTCATCCGTTGCCTCGAAAACAGCCCGGAGGCATTGGATACATTTGACGAAAACCACTGGACGGCAACCATCGACCGGGTGACGGTAATGACGGACGGAAAATTGATTTTTCGCTTCATGAACGGAACCGAAATTGAAGGATGATGAACGCTAAAAAAGACAGTCTGCCTCTGCACAGACTGTTTCTTTTTGACTAAAATCAATCTTTTGACGGGAGAGCCTAAAATTTGACGGGAAGCAAAAAATCGAAGGAAAAAATGCACACCCCCCGTACCTTCCGTCAAAAGATACCCCTGTTTTTTATGTTTTTGCGGTTTTTACTCTTTTTTCGTCATCGCAACAGCGGCTGTACAAACCTAACTTTTGACGGGAACA